TGATGTGGTTTGGAGGACCACCATTTAAATGAAAAATAAAAATCAATTACAAAGAAAAATACTTTTTCCAACGGCTGTATATTTTAAAGATGTAGCAAATGCAAAAGAACTTAATAAATATTTATTCAAAGAAATAAAAAAATGGCGTAAGGCAGATCCTAAAGGAGAACATAAGACTAACTCTGGTTTTGGTTGGCATAGCAAAACAGACATGGATAAAAGGAAAGAGTATAAACCTCTTATCGATGAATTATTTCAAATGGCTTACGAGTGTAATAAAGATTATGGTATATCAGGTAAATTAGGACTTGGTAATATGTGGGCTAATATCAACCCTACTTACAGCTATAACAAAACACATACACATCCTAACTCACTCTGGTCAGGTGTGTATTATATTAAAGTTCCAAAGAATTCAGGAAAAATATTTTTAGAGGATCCTAGACCAGGACCAAATACACATATGCCTAGGAGAGAACCAAATCTACCAGAACAGTTGTGGAGAGTATGTGCTTATGAACCCATAGAGGGGCGTATGATATTTTTTCCATCTTGGTTGCCTCATGGTGTAGATATAAATATGAATACAGATAAAGGTGAAAAGAACTGGAGAGTATCTGTATCTTTTAATTTTATACAAATATAATGAGTTTTAAAAAAAATAAATATCAAGTGATTCGTAATGCTATATCAAAAGAAGTAGCAGATATAGCTTATAGATATTTACAAATATCAGCAGAAGCAGATCATTGGATGTTAAACAATGGTGTGACCCATGCTGGTAATAAACTTATTGGTAATTTTAATGATCCACAAGTTCCAAACTCTTACGCTAAATATAGCGATAGATTAATGGAAACATTACTTGTTAAAACTATAGCTGTGATGCAGAAGAAGACAGGACTTAAATTAGTGCCAACATACTCATACACAAGACTTTATAAAAAAGGTAATATTTTAAGAAGACACAAAGATAGACCTAGCTGTGAGATATCCACCACACTAAATCTAGGTGGAGATGCATGGCCTATATTTATCGATCCTACGGGGTCTAACAACGTCATAGACGAGTATAAGAATATACACAAACCAGGTGCACCCAAAGGTATAAAAGTAGACTTAAAACCAGGAGATATGCTTATTTATTCTGGATGTGAATTAGAGCACTGGAGAGAGCCTTTTGAAGGTCAATTATGTGGCCAAGTGTTCCTACACTACAATCATGCAGATGGACAGTTTGCAAAGTCTAATTTGTATGATAAAAGACCTATGCTAGGAATAGTCAAATAAAGTTGAATATCTAAGCAATCTAATATAATCTGGAGGTCTATGCTACAGAAGGTTAACTTTGCACCCGGAATAAATAAACAACTCACAGCCACAGCTGCAGAAGGCCAGTGGATAGACTGTGATAATGTCCGTTTTAGGTATTTATTTCCTGAAAAGATAGGTGGTTGGAAGCAATTAGGAGCTGATAATATTACTGGAGCCGTTAGAGCTCTTCATCAATTTACAAATAGTGCAGGTCGAAAGTATTCCATTATAGGATCAAACAGAATATTGTATGCTTATTCAGGTGGTGTGTTTTATGATATACACCCAATTAAATCTACGACAACTCTTACTAATGCATTTAGCACGACTAACGGATCAACGACCGTTACAATAAATTTTTCTACAGATCACGGTATTCAAGCAGGTGATATTGTATTACTAGATAACTTTTCAACTGCAACTAATTCTGATTATGCTGCAGCAAACTTTGATGACATAAGATTTATGGTAACTACAGTGCCATCATCAAATACTATTACCATTACGATGCCATCTAACGAGTCAGGATCCGGTGCGTCCGAATCAGGTGGTATTAGAGTTAGACATTATTATAGAGTTGGACCCGATGTGCAGTCTCAAGGTTTTGGTTGGTCACTTGGATCTTGGGGTGGACAAGAAGTAGGAGCTTTCACAACTGTTTTATCAGGAGACATAGATGCGTCTACAACTAGCATAACATTAAATGATGCATCACAGTTTCCGTCATCTGGAACAAACTTTATACAGATAGGAACAGAAGAAATATCTTACACGGGTATATCTACAAACACATTAACTGGTGTAACGAGAGGTGTGAGAAACACAACTGCAGCAACACACTCATCTGGCGCTACAGTTACAGATACATCTAACTTCGTAGCTTGGGGTGAGGCAGCATCAGGAGACTTAGTTGTTGATCCTGGTATGTGGTCTATTGATAACTTTGGTGACAAAGCTATTTGCTTAATTGTTGATGGTGAAGTATTTGAGTGGAACTCTGCAGCAACAGATGCAACAAACTCCAGAGCAACTATTATCACTAACGCTCCAACTGCATCAAGACACATGCTTGTATCTACACCGGACAGACACTTAGTATTCTTTGGAACAGAAACCACAATTGGTGATAAGTCAACTCAAGATGATATGTTTATTAGATTTTCGGACCAAGAGGATATTAATACTTATACACCTACAGCAACCAATACAGCTGGCACACAGAGATTGGCCGACGGATCACGGATCGTTGGAGCTATTAGAGGTAGGGATGCAATCTATGTATACACAGATACAGCTCTGTTCCTACAAAGATTTGTTGGTCAACCATTTACATTTGCCTTTGTACAAACAGGCACAAACTGTGGACTTGTAGGTAAAAACGCAGCAGTAGAGGTAGACGGTGCTGCATACTGGATGTCAGAAAACGGTTTCTTTAGATATGCTGGTGCTCTTGAAACATTACCATGTTTAGTAGAGGACTTTGTATACGATGATGTTAATTTAGACTCTGGTAATCAAATGATTTTTGCAGGACTTAATAATTTATTTGGTGAGATTATGTGGTTCTATCCAACATCAAACTCTGCTGTAGTTAATAAAATGGTTTGTTACAACTATCAAGACTCATCACCGCAAAGACCAATATGGACAGTGGGCACACTAGCTAGAACAGCTTGGGCTGACTCTGCTGTATTCGGTAAACCACATGCTATGGAATATGATGCAGATGGTGTAGAGGCAGCCACTTCATCTACATATGTGCAAGGGAACACGGATGGTATTACAACATACTACCAACACGAAACAGGCACAGATCAAGTTAAAGGTGGATCAGTTACAGCCATCACAGCAAACATACTATCTGGTGACTTTGATATCACACAAAGAATGCAAAGAGGCGCAACCACAGGCTCTGCGGATATTAGGGGTGATGGTGAATTTTTAATGAAGATAAGAAGATTTGTACCTGACTTTATATCTCAAACAGGAAACACAAGAGTGACTTTAAATTTAAAAAATTATTCTAACGATACAGCTGCAAGCTCATCCCTTGGACCTTTTGATGTTAGTTCGTCTACAACAAAAGTAGATACAAGAGCCAGAGCTAGAGCTATTGCGTTAAAGATAGAAAACACAAGCACATCACAAGACTGGAAGCTAGGCACATTTAGATTAGACATACAACCGGATGGTAGAAGATAATGAGTATACTTTTAGATTTAGCAAAAAATTTAGCCATTCAAAGAGGAGTAGGTTCTCTTCAAAAGCGTATTGATAGTTATTTTGGAGGGGATGATGATAATACAGATGATTTTGTATCCCAACAAAAACCAGGTGGTTTAGGTTCTATAATTGGTAGAGCTTTAACTTTTGCTCTTCTAGGACCAATAGCAGGACCATTAGCTTTTTCTGCTGGTAGAGGTCTACTATCAAAACAACGAGGTTTAGGTTTTAGTCCATTTGGTGGTGAGGACAAAGGACCATCTGGTATTGTATCTGGTAAAGTTCAAACATTAGATGGAAAAATAGTAGACGCTGGATCTGAAGAAGCAAAAGCTGATATGAACCGACGAGATAGAGAGTTTCAAGAAACCGGAGACTATGATGTTTATTCTGGAACTACAGTTACAACTGGACCTGATTACGGACCTGTAACAAGTGGAACTGTTTTTGATGCAGAAGATGATGGTGGTGGCGACTCTTCATCTTCATCGGCATCAACAGCAGGAGATGCTCCAGGCTATTCAGGACCATCACCTTTTAGATATGGAGGACTAGCAAGTTTATATAGATAATGGCAAAGATAGTACAAGTATTAACAAGACCAAGTGAGACCTACAAACAATCTGTAGCTGATGCACAGGTTAGAGATCTCGATGGTGTTATACAAAAATTAAATACAACATACCAACAAGAACTAAAGGATGAAGTAGAGGCACAAAACTTCTTTTTAAATTAATGGCAAATAGTTTTATAAATAAAAAAGCAGATTTAACGACTACCGATCTAACAACACTATACACAGTGCCGTCGTTTAAAACTGCTGTGGTTAAATCGATTTTAGTATCTGAAGATGCAGGATCAGGAGCTAGTATAACAGTAACTTTGGTGGACGCATCGTCTAATATATTTAGCTTATTTAAGAGCAAATCTATATCTTCAAATACTACGACAGAACTACTATCACAGCCCCTTGTTATGGAGGCTAGTGAGGCTCTGAAGGTCCAAGCCAGTGATGCAAATGAGCTGCATGTGGTGGCTTCAATATTAGAAATAGAACCAAGAGAGGTAACAACATAATGCAAACAATAAAGCCAGAGAAGATAATAACTAAGATATCTAACTTGAAAACAGGAGAAAAATACAGTACAGAAGAAGAATGGAAAGCAAAAGGGGTGCCTGAATCCGACATCAGACGAGATGTTGAGGTCATAATGCCTTCGCTTGATTTGTTCTCAAAAACCAAGTAATGTAGGATTACCATGAGTATACTTCGAAAACTTAAAAATAAAATAGTCGACGATCTTATCCCAAATGAGCTAAAAAGCCCTGCAGGAGCAGTTGCTACCGCTGTAGCTCTTAATCAGTTTGGTGTACCTTTTACAAAAGGTATGGGCAAAGATGGAGCAAGAATAGGTCAAGGATCTATTAGCAGAGGATTAGCATCTATATTTGGTGGGGGACCAAAAGAAACAGAACGAGTTATTATGAATCCCACTGAAGTTGAACAAGATCAAGCTGACCCAATTTATAAAACAGTTACGAAAAGTAATACTTTAGGAAACATAGTTAGTGGTATTGGTTCTGTAGGTAATTTTTTACTTCAAAATCCTGCGTTAACTTCCATAGGTGCTGGATTATTAGCTGGTGCTTTTGCAAAAGAAGATGATCCACTATACACAGGTCAAAGCGTAGGTTTAAATTTAAGAGACATTAGAAAATTAGCAAACATATCTGACCCAAGAACAGGTGCAGCTATTGGATTAAACTTTTTACCAGAAACAAGATTCAGACAATTTTCACCAGAGCAAATGGCTGAAACATTTGCGGCTACAGCTCCAAGAGATTTTACAGAAGATAGAACACCAGCTCAAGAAGGT